AAGTGAGCGAGCACGTCATCGGTGAGCTCTACAGTCTCAAACTGCTCATAGTCTACCGACACGGGCCGCTCCTATCTGCTTTGCCTTCTCTTGCGCTTTGTGGTAGTTGTGGATGTCCTGAATATCGCGAATCGTTGATGCCGCCTGGATGCCCGTCATGAGGACTCCAGTAACCGCCATACCAGTCTTCAAACGCTTGAAGGGGCCACTATTGCCCTTTTTCAAGGATCGAATAGCAAGGCCAGCAGAAACTCCGGCCATAAGAACGCCGGTGGCCTTCATGCCAATGGCAAGAGACGGTTGGTTAAAAGCGTTGCTTTTGTACAGAACGTCTTCGCCGCGCTTGACTGATTCCTTAGCTCGGGCTGCTCGCTTCGCGTCACGCTCGGGATTTGCCTTACGCTGACCCCAGTGCATGCCCTTCTTGCCGAAATGCATCAACACATCATTCACCGGCACGGTGTCTAGATGCTGAAGATTTGCTTTCCAGTGATCTGGAAGAACATGGTAGGCGTTCAACGCCTTGGCCCGCTTGATAATATGGCGCTTCGCCGACTGGGGGTGATTACCTCGCCCAATGTTACGAATAGCGCTATGCAGATCTTCCTCATCCGCGATGGGAAAACTACCGTCGGGTAGCGCATGGCCTTTGTCAGCTAGATCACGTCGATCCTGGGCTGTGTACTTGCCCATACGGTAGTCCTCCCATCGTGGTTACTCGAACTGATCCTTGTTGGCCTTGAACGCAATATAAGCGTCCATCAGGGCCGCGACATTATCGATCTTCTGATCCTGTCGCTTCTTCATAAGCTTGCGGTTACCGTTCGTGTCCTCAAGCGTGATTGCGTTACCCATGGCAAACGTCATCAGTGCCTGATCGAATACGAGCAGCCGCTCTTCCGACATCTTCTTGATCTCACCCAGCGGAACCGACTCAGTTTTGGCACCCTGAATAACCTTCTCGATGCCAAACGGTCCGTTCTCGCCTTCCCAACGCTGAACAAACTCTTTCGCGTTATACGGGTCATACCCGAATGCACGAACATCATACTGTGAGTCGATGATGAATTTGTCGAGGTCGTCGTAGACCTGCATCATGTCGAGTACGGTGCCCTCAAGAACATGAAGGCTACCTTCGTTGATGAACTCGTCGTACTTGAGTCTCATAGCCCCGGGGAGACGCATCAGCGTCAGCTCGGAGATATAGCTTCGGGTCTTCACGCCGAACTTACCGTTACGAAGCGGGAAGAGGAAGGTGAATGCAGTGAAGTCGTCACCCTGCGAAAGGTCCGCACCCATAGCGCATGGCATCTGCCAGAAATCTTGCTTGCGACGGTCGGGCAGCGTCTCTTCGTAGGTGAAGAAGTACGTGTAACCTTCCATCGGAATACCGAAGCGCTTAGCGAGAATGTCGTTGCGAGAAGCCGGAGCGTTCTCCGCTCGTTCGACGTCAAGCTGGTACGTCTCGTAAGTGACGGTCTTTCCAAGATTTGGATTGGCCTTCAGCCACATGCTGGGATCGGCAACTTCGTTCACGTCATCCAGCTTGTAGTGCCAGATAGAAACGTGAGGCGCGTAGTAGTCACCCTTGAGGATGTCAGAAAGTTCCATTTTGATAGTGTCACCACTACCATTACGAACGGTACCTTCTGAACTGATGGCAACGATGAGGTAGTCATCAAGCTTTGACGCACCCTGCTCGATTGCACCAACCACGTCTTCACGGACGTCACCTGAGAGCCACTCGTCCACCGTCGACACCTTGGGCCTCAGGCCCTGCAGCTTGTTGATGGACATCGGGCGAATCTCGAGCATAGAGCCCGTAAGGAAGTTCTCAATACCCTTCTTTGTCGAGGCCAGCTTGACGCGAAGAGCTTTTGATCCGGTCGTGTTGTTCAACGAGCCCTCAGTGAGGAACTTGAACAGCGGACCCTTAGATCTGGTGATGGCAGTCCGGAATGGAGACATGACCTCTTCGGCCTGCTTCATCGTCGGAGCTGTCGTAATCTGATGTGTCGTCGCGGTATCGACGTTCAAGAAGTACGCCTGGATCATCTCCGCGTACATCGACTTCGCCGCGCCTCGAGCAACGATCAGATACTGCTTGGTGGTCAAGCGCTTCTTGATCATCTTGCGAACATAGTGTCCGCCATGATTGTCTGGGGTCGGTACATACACACTTCGCTCAACGAAGTAGAACCATCCGAAAATTTGCTCCGACCAGAGCTTGAACGAATCGAGCATGTGCAGATCGCTACCGTCGGTAAGCGTCAGCTCGTTCTCGCAATACTTAATGAAGCCGTCAATGGCTTTGTCATCGTAATAGAAATTTGGATTGGCGATGAGCTCGTCGATACGGTTCATCTCGAGGCCGACTTCCCGGTTTACCGGAATTTCGCCGCGAATAACCGCGTCTCGGAACTGACCATAGTAGACGGGCGTCGCCGTGTTGGAGAGACCCACCGCCAATCCTCCTTTCAGTTATGAGAGAACAGTAACTTTCTACCAATACGTCGGGCTTCAGCCTCTGGCCAAAACTCGTACTCTACGCCTTCACGCAGAAGGATCCAGCCTTCAACACCGTCTTTGTTAAAACGTTGCACGTCGAAGTGTGCTGGGGTTGAGACAGGGTCGGTGCGCTTGACAGCGTCGCCTCCTGCGTAAGAAGCTCCAGTCATCAAGCGCACCTCCCTACCATTTTGAACTAGCCGGCAGTAATGCCGAGGGTCTTACCCGTATTGAACCGATGGACGTTCTGAGCGTCCTTTGCATGCTTGGCCATGTCCTTGAAGAACTTAATGCCGGCCTTAGTCGATGCGTGATTCGCGATGTTATACGCCGTAACTCCTAGCGTAGCGGTGCTGATGATCCCAGCAGCAATCGCCTTGCCCTTTACCGCTTTGTTCGGATTGAGCTGCTTGTACTTCTTCTCGAGCTCCAGTCGAGTAGTCAGCGTCTTCAGTTCCTGATTGTTCAGTTCCTGAGGATGCTTTCTCAGCAGCTGTTTCGCGGTGACAAAGTCGTCAGACGCTTTGTTACTACCGCCTGCCGCTTTGTCCAGAATTCGCTTAGGCGAACGAGTCGTGGAACCTGCACCCGAAGGGCCGTTACCGCGATCCTTGTGAACTCCCCACCTCATGCCTTTGACACCGAAGTGAGCAAGCGACTCATCATGAGCCATGTCGGTCACCTCCATAGTGACATCATTAAGCGTACGCTACAACAGCCGAAATTGCCGTGCATCGTTCGCCTGCACTGTTGATCTTTTTAATACCTGCTTCAAGCGCATTGACTGCAGCAACAGTCCAAACCGCTCCAGTGGCGGGATTAGTCGACCAGGTGTACGAAAGATCTTCGTAAGCAGTATTCGAAGCCGGAGACTGATCAGGGCTTTCGTACACAGTGCCGCCGATGACGAGAACACAATGGGTCGTTGCTGTTACTGGATCAACCTTCATCACCCAGTTATGCACAGTCACTGATGTAACAGTGGCAGCACCGCTGGGTAGATCGGTCATCTGGTAAGTGACAATATCATTCGCTGTAGGCGAATAAATACTCGAAGACGCGCCATCATTCGAAACGAGTTTCGTATAGTCTGGCGTACCTTCATAGTTCCAGCCAGTAAGCTTTGACCCCGCTGCCGAAGGAACGAGCGTTGCTGGTGAACCTGTTGTGGTTCCACCACCGGACGTCGTCCCACTACTAGCATCTGTCGTCCAATCGCTAATGTAGTACCGTGTTAGCGTAGGGTGAGGCGTTGCCAAAGCGGCATACTGGGCTTTAGTAAGAGATTTGACTTTCATACCACCAAGATCGGTAGAACGAATAGTCTTGAACTCTGTGCCGACTCTCTGAGCTAGCGCGCTAAGACGCGATCCGAGAGCCATTCCTACACCAAAGCAGCTTCAAATACAGTAACCAGGTTCTGCTCGGGATCGCCGATCACGGATCGAAGGTTCGCCGGCGTGATGGCCCGAGAAATATCGGTACCCGTAGCCGTCTCCAAATCCGTTGCAAGCTCAACGATACCTGCCTGTGTAGAAGACGTTGCCGGAATACGGGCGTCGACAGAACTAGCGAAATCGGTGATCTGCGAAGCGGTGTGCGTGTGAGTCGTAGCCGCACGAGTAGCAATCTGCTGTGCAACACCTGCAGAGGTAACTGCCTTAGCAGTGTCCGTGCCGGTACCAACTTCAGTCAGCGTTGCCAGCTGCAGCTTACCCAGAGCGGTTGTGGAGCCCTGAGGAACCAGAGTATTGACTCGAGCGTCAACAGTTGTCTGCAGGTTCGTAATATCGGCAGCAAGATGCGTGTGAGCAGCTGCGGCACGAGTTGCAATCTGCTGAGCAACACCAGCTGGGGTAGCCGCCTTAGTAGACTCCGTGCCAGTAGTCATGTCCGCAAGCGTTGCGAGCAGAACCTTACCAGCAGCGGTAGTCGTCGAAGCAGGAACCAGAGTGTTTACACGAGCATCAGCAGCAGTCGAAAAATCGGTGATCTGCGATGCGGTGTGCGTGTGGGTTGCCGCCGCACGAGTGGCAATCTGCTGAGCAAGACCCGCCGGAGTGACGGCTCGAACAACATCAGTGCCGGTAGCAACTTCCGCCAACGTTGCCAGCTCGATAACACCCTGAGCCGTCTCCGTTGCAGCGTCAACCGACATACTCGTACCAGAAATCGTCAGACCGGCGAGAGCAAGAGCAACGAAGGCGCCAGCAGAGTCATCCCAGAACAGAATACGATCCGCATTAGGATCGGTAAAAGCCGTAATCTTGGAATCAAGCGAGCCTTGCAGACCCACCGTCTTCGCAATCGAGAATGAGCCATCCGGGACCGTGACCGTACCCGTGAACGACGGGTTGGCGCTCGGTGCCTTCGCTCCCAGCAGTCCCATAAAGGTCGCCGAGAAATTTGGGTCGTCACCAATAGCTGCAGCAAGCTCGTTCAGCGTGTTCAGCTGATCAGGCGAAGCATCAACCAGTGCAGATACAGCAGCGTTGATCTGAGCGTCAGTCTTGTTGCTGGACCAGACAGTCAGCAGAGAAATAGTGGTGTCATCAATATGCGCACCGGCATCGCCCAGCATTCCCTGGATCTCATTGATCGCGGCAACCAGGTTCGTCTTGTTCGTCGTGTTCAGTCCGGAGAGGTTTTGGCCTCCACCGTTGATTAGAGCACGTACGGATTTGAACTCAGTCGCAACGCGCTGGGCAAAATTCTGTAGAACGGTTCCGAGAGTCATGTCACTCCTTAGATGAGCTTGTTCTCAAAAATGAGAGTAAGATCGGGAATGTCCGTGATCCTCGTCTCGACGATGCTGGCCAATTGACCAAGATCACCCAGTTGCGTCAGATCGCCGGGATCGCCGCGTGGGCCGGGATCGCCTTTCGGTCCCTTGATGTTCCCTAGAAATTTCTTGGCTGGCGCGCTCATTGCTCGACGTCCTGCCAGAGGTTTCCGTCGGCGTCAACTCCAATGGAACCCGTCGGTGCATCAGGAGCAAAGTTGCCCTTCGCGTCAAGGGGCTCGACCGGGACGACCGGAATAAGACCGTTGTATGCCAGAGGATTGAAGACCAACTCCATCGTGTTGAGTCGCCACTCGAGCTCGTCGGCCGTCTTCTT